TCATCAAATAATACTACAATGTCATCTTGAGCTCGTTTGTGTTTAAGTAAAAAGTTTATCAATCGTTGGATCTCTAAAAACTCAGTACAAACGGTAATTGCATAACTTATTCTCATATATTTTATTCAGGTAATATTCCAATATATGAAAGAGCATCCATGTAGTCACGCTCTTCAAATGTTTTCATATTTTTCATATCCATTTTATATTCCATAAATTCTCCAGGTTTACCAGGGATTGGATATTTCTTTTGATCTTTTTTAGGTACTTTTACAGCTTTAACAGCTGCCCATCCCCAATTTTGAGAATTTGTGCCATTGGCAAATACCATTCCTTTGTCAGCAATATTTAGTGTTTGTGGCAACCAAATTAAACCAGTTTCAGGATCAGTCCAAGCTAAATCTTTATACAATTCAGGTAGTGTCTCTATTTGAGTTTGATAAAATTCATGTCCCTCTTTCATAAATGAATTAGTCCAAAATCCACATGATAAACTTTGAAAATTTTGTATTTCTGGTGTTACTTGAATTTTGTAACATAAATTTCCTCCTGATTTAGGGCAGTCAATTATTTCTTCTTTTTGCATTATTCTACGGGTTTTAATTTTGGTAATTCTATTTTCTTTAATTTTGGTAATTCAATCTTTTTTAATTGAGGTAATTTTAATTGTATTTGTTTTGGAAATTCCGGGATTTTTTCTTCAAATAGTTTACCTATTTTTTCTTTCATTGCTTCATATGAAAATTTGGAGCGAGATTGGAAACCTTGGCGCTTTGCATTTTCAGCATATCCTTTATAGTTTTCAAATACATCTTTTAAATAATGTCCTACGTGTCCTGTATCTACCGAAAACCATTCTGCATCCGCTAGCAACATATGATTTGCTGCTGAAGGGTGGATTTTAGTCATTGTGCCTTGGAGTAATGTTGTAAATTCAGGGTTTAAATAATCTACAGGGCCGCTCCAATTTGATGCAATTATTGGTTTGTTTACAAGTGAAAATTCAAGTAACGGGCGACCAAATCCTTCTCCTTTAGTTAGATTAACCATTGCTTTAACTTTTGAATGGTTATAGATTTCATTTATTTCTTCATCCGAAAATTCACCATGTAGTAAATATACATTAGGTAAATTATTTGATTTACAAGAATCTTTAATTTGTTTAACTCTTTTTAATATTCTATCTCTATCTAAATAGGAAGAACCTACAGTTGATGTTTTTAATATAAGTGCAGGTTTTTTAGATTTGTTTTTAAATGTTTCATAGAATGCTTTAACAAGCAATCCTACATTTTTTCTATCTTCTCCCATTTGACCTTCCATCCAATGACCTACAAATAAATAAGCAAAGTCCTCTTTAATATTAGATAAATCAAATGTAGATTTTACTGGTTTATATACATCTGTGTTTGCACCCTCAAATATGATTTCATTTTCTCCATTCCACTCAAGCGTTCCTTGGGATTGGTTTGTTTGTTTGTCTCGTTTTTCCCATTTACTATTCTTTAATACATCAATTGTGTGTTTTGATGATCCTAAAATCAAGTTCATACGATTGCATCCTTCAATCCAATCACCAGGGGCAATATTTGATTCAATTCCTGCGGTGCATCCAATGTTATATTTTCCAATAGGTTGAAATTCATTTGGAACTGTAATTTGCATCCAAATTTCAGGTTGGTTAGGTGGTTGAACGCTTAAAATATGTTTAGATAAAAATCCCCATTCAGGATTGTTTTGAATGAATCCTTTTGGTGTTTGTCCCCATCTTTGAGGTAATATTTTTACTTCATATTTATCTAATTCAATTATCGCTTTAACGATATCTCGTGAACGTGATCCATATCCACTGTAAGTATCAATTGGACACGAAATTAAAAATGTTGGTTTACTCATAACTTTATTTTAATATACAAATTTGTGATTAATTGTGTTTTCTTTTACTTCATTGCAATTGATTAACTCATATTTTTCTCGTGGAGTCCACGTGTTAAATAATTTATCTATCGCGTTTATTGCTTTAACTCCCATATCCTCTCCTGTAAAACCTACATCATTCACAGCCCAATGTCTGCCTGTAGCTCCAAGTTCTTTTCTCATTGGTCTACCTAAAGCATATACTTCAGATATTCGAGCGGCTGCATCCTCTGCTGTGCATCTATCATCCCAAATATATGGTGTTGTAGGTGAACCTTGAATTGAGCGACTTGTTGGATACACTGGGAATGCCCAGCAACCATGGTTTTTATATCTTCCAGTATGGTTTGAAGGTATTTCAGGAGAAGGTGTATACCATTTTCCAAATTCATCTTCAAATCCCATTTGATCTTGCATACCACCTGTTACATTAGCTATGATTACAGTTCCTGCTAAAATTGCTTCCGTTAATGATAAACCCCATCCTTCATTTGAAGTTAATAGAATTTGTGCATCCGCAATATTATACATCATGTTTAATTGTTGTGGTGAAAGTGGATTAGTTGAAAAATATATTGCATCTGGGTAGTCATTGAATAATATTTCACGCACTGCGTTTAAATCTGTTCCATGCTCACTTACTATTTCTGTATGCATTAATAGAGCACATTTAGCTGCTTTTTCTTTAGGTAAAGTATCTAAAAATATTTTAAAAGCAAGCATTGTGTCTGGAATTTGTTTTCTTCTAATGTTTCTTGAATTAAAAAATACAACAAAATCTTTTTCTTTACCACCAAATATAGTAGACTTTAATGTCTCTAATTCTTTTAGCTCATCCTCTTTTACAATTGGATAGTACATATCGTGGTTTAAACCGTGAGGAACATACTCAATTATTTTTTTACCTCTTTTTTCATCTAAAACAAGCTCATTAATTAATTTAGTTTGCTTTGAAATAGCTAACAATGCATCACACGATTCATAAAATGCTTTATTGTATAGCGGTGCTGGGTAATCATCCCAAATGTTTAAATAAATGATTGGCATATGTTTTCTAATCTCGTTTTCAATTGCAAACAGCCATTCAAAATATCTTGGATCAGTAATTAACATAATTGCATCTGGTTTTTCAACCTCAATCATGTGTCTAATCAAATCAGCATCTCCATAGTTATCTACAGGATACAAAAAAACAGAAGAATCTGTTAATTTTGTGTTTGTGTTTGTGTCTTGAGATAAGTCAAAACGTTTTCCTTTTTCAGGATGGTTAATTGCACCTGCAATATTTACCCAATTAAAATGTTGAGCTGTATTTAATACTAGCTCTTTTGCTATAGTTGCTACTCCAGAGTGTACTCTAATGTCGTCACAAATTAGCATGATTTTTTTCCTCTCGTTTTGAGGGAGATAATTAAAACTTGAATTCATATAACTTTATTTTGTTTTTATTTAAATGTAATAACTTAATTTTGTTCTTCCAAACTTAAATCGTTATGATTGTGAATTTGTCTTTTAAATTCATCATCTGTTAAGTAAAGGTGAATTGCTCGTTCCGATAGTTTTTGAAAAGAGAATTTACGTTTAATGCATTCTACTCTAAATTGCTCAAATAGATCTTTATCTAATTTGACACTTGTTAATTGTTGGTTTTTTTCACTCATAGTATTTACTTTTATGTTTATTGTATATACATATGGTAGTATATTAGTAGGTCGCAGAGCATAAGTGAGTCTTATGAAATGAACACCAATTACAATTTTTATGTGGGGTTGGTTGATGTTCAACATCTTTGTATCCATTTCGATCAAATGCTTGTTCTATAAATTCCTCAATTGATTTGGATACTTTATTTAATTTTACTTTACCTGATGCGGGTTTAAATAGTTGTACACGTTTGATTACGAATTTATCACTTTCAAATGGTTTACGTTTTACGATCATGAACTCTATTTCTATATTCTCTAATGGTAAATTGTAGGTTTCAGAGAAATATTTTTTATAGAGTATAAGTTGAAATTGTTTATTTTCGTCTGATTTTTCTTTCTTGCTCCAACCTTGTTTACTGGTTTTGATATCTATGATCTTGATTGTGTTTGTTGGCTCGTGGTACATTACAATGTCAAGGTAACCTTGGAACATTACATTGTATAGTTTTGGAGAGGGGTGGAGTATAAGAGGCAACTCACATCCTACTAAATGCCAACCGCGTTTAGAAAAATATTTGTTTCTGTTTTTAGCAAATTCTCTTATGATTTCTACCCCGTCTTCAAAAAATTCCCTAAGTTCTTCAGGGGAGGTAAAGTGTTGATTATTGTTTGATTTATATTGCTTTTTATATTCTTCACGTAATGCATCTTCAAGCATTTCGTATGTGTTTAGTTTATCTGCTTCTGCTCCACTTTTTCCATACATTGTAGTTAAATATGATTGGAGTACTTCGTGTAATGCTGTTCCAAAAACAGTGTGGATGGAGGAAGTAAATTGTTTATATCCTTCTTTGTATTGGAGTGACCATTTTTTAGGACACTCATTGAACATGGATAATTGAGAATATGAAATAGATTTTTGAGTTGCATAATCTATTGTTGGTAATTGTTTACTCTTAATCTCTTTTAATAGTAAAGGTAACTTCTTTTTCATTACACAAAGATACAAAAAAAGCCTGCCATAGGCAAGCTTTCTTTTAGTTTTTAAAAATATCCCTGTAGCGATACTAGGATAATTTTTATAGCCGTAGCTATACGGTCCTAAGCCGTGGGTTTAATTTTATCTAATGATTCCTGCTCTTACTTGAAGCATTCTACGTTCATTAATATCTTCTTGAGATCCAATTATTGTACTGTAATCTTCCATTGATAGTGTTTTACCGGAAGCAGCCAATGATATAATGTTTTCTGTTAGATCATGTAAATCCATGTCTGTTTGAGCATCTTCTCTAGCGTATTCGAGTAAACGAATAAATAGAGGAACGTCTACTGTAATTATATCTCTTGGGTTCATATTAGTAGTATCCTCCTTGAATTGCTGCCATTTGATCTCTATCAATTTGGTAATCAATATTTTTTATTTTTTTCATTTCATCATCAAATACATCTTCTGTGCGTCTAGTAATTTTTATAAATTTTTCTATTATTTCTTTAGCTTCTTTTTCAGTTAAGTTTTGATTGTTTTTTATATTACTTTCAAATGACTTTAACTGTGCGGAATACATTGGGTAAAGTTTAATTTGAGATAAAATATAATCTTTTATACTTTTACTCCTAATAGTTTGTTCACCTTCATTTACTTCTTCAACTTCATTTAAACCATATTTTCCACCTAAGAAATGTTCAAACGCTGTTTCATAATCTGCTTTAGCACGTGGTGGGATTTGGTTAATTGCTCCAATTCCTACAATTCCTCCAATCATGGATTCGTTTAAAGATTTAGCTTTTACCATTTTGGTTTTATTGGGAATGCTTTTTGGGTTGTCTTCAAATCCCATTTCAATTCCTTTTTTATTGGCTTTAAATCCTACCCCATATTGGTGTGTTCCTACCATTGTTTTCCCATCCATAGTTACTACATCAAAAATAGGAGCAGCATTTTCTTTTAATTTTTCTTTATATTCACTTTCTGTGATAACACCTGAAAGGAATTGCATGCGTAATGTGTCTTTTTCCATTTTATATATTTTATTATAAATATTATGTATTTTTTGCTTCGCGCAATACTATTAAAGCTTTCTGAATATATAATATGTCATCCATTTTTTCTTGGATACTATGTTCTAGCCATTCTTCTAGTTCTAGGTCGTTACGATCTAAATCTGTTCCATATTTTTGTTTTCCAATGGTGGCTCTAGCAACAAATTTGTCTATAATGGAGTCTACAATTGAGTCTGTAACCTTAATTTCTCTATTCATTTTTTCAATAATTTTTCTACTTCTTTTTCATCCATTCCCATATCGTAAAGTACCTTTCTGGTACCATGGTCACGTAATATGTCAATATATTCTTCTGCTTCCCCTAAACTGCATTCAAAATATTTTGCTACATATTCTATCAATGTAGCAGGTTTTTTCTTTGTTTTTGACTTGAGATATTTCAAAAACACTTTGGATTTAGGGATCATTTCTCGATAAATTTGGTATAGTTGGTGTTTGTTATCGTATGGTATTGTTTGAATATAGTTTGCTAATTCAATATAGCGTATATCCATCGATACGTATCGATTAACCACGTAAGAGTTCCATTTATCCCACGATTCTTCCGAAATGTTTTCAATTGGGGTTTTATAGAGGGTGATTTCATTTAACCACCCCCATAAATCCTTAATTTGTTTTTTAGACACTTAATGTAATATCTTTATATTCTTCTTTCAATTCTGAAGGTAACGAATCTGGAAGTATTTTCTTTGATTCTAAATCGTAAAATACAGTAATTGGGATAAGTTGATCTTCATCTGTTCCTGCAATGAATTTAGATACTCTACGGATTACAAATGCTTGTCCGAATAATTTTTCCCCATTAAATCCATCAACTGATGTTGTGTTGTTAAAGTCAATGTTCATTTGTGGGGGTGTTTTTGATTGTGTTTTCATTTGATTTTTATTTTGGTTTATATTGTTTCTATAATTTTGGCTAAAGCCGACATTACATTTATTTCTTTATCTATTCTAAAATTTGCTTGATATAAATGTTCGTTTAATATAATTGCAACGGAGCCTTCCTTTCCAGGAGCATATTTTGAACTGTATTCAAATAAATTACGATACAATTCTTCAAAGTCCTTTGTATTTGAATCTGCTATAATTTGTCTAATGGTAAGCCATTTTTTACTTCCCATCAGTTCCTTCAATACCTCTTTAATATAGTTGTTTGAGGTTAAAACTGTTTTATCTAGTTCAATACAGCCATCTTTTACAGACATTTGAAGTACATTCAACATTTTTCTCATGTCAGGGTAGTACTGTACTATAAGTGATTTTAAATCTTCAGGTTTATATGAAATAGATAATTGATCCTTTAATATCCAATCTAAATGGTTGTATACATCTGTTTTTGAAGGAGGTACAATTTTAAGTACCTGGCAACGTGATTGGAGTGGATCAATGATTCGCTCAATAAAGTTACAGGTTAATATAAATCGTGTTGAACGGGAGAATGTTTCAATTACATTTCGTAAAGCGGCTTGTCCCTGAATTGTGATGAAATCTGCTTCATCTAGAATTACTACTTTAATACTTTTCCAAGAGGCAGAACTAGCAAATCCCTTTACTTTTTCTCTAATAGTGTCAATTCCGTTTTCATCTGATGCATTTATATAAAGATAATCGCAATCTAAATTTTTAACGAATCTAAATGGTTGTATACATCTGTTTTTGAGGGAGGTACAATTTTAAGTACCTGGCAACGTGATTGAAGTGGATCAATGATTCGCTCAATAAAGTTACAGGTTAATATAAATCGTGTTGAGCGAGAGAATGTTTCAATTACGTTTCGTAACGCGGCTTGTCCCTGGATTGTGATGAAATCTGCTTCATCTAGAATTACTACTTTAATACTTTTCCAAGATGCAGAGCTAGCAAATCCCTTTACTTTCTCTCTAATAGTGTCAATTCCATTTTCATCTGATGCGTTTATATAAAGATAATCGCAATCTAGATTTTTAACGATAATTTTTGCTAGGGTAGTTTTACCTGTACCTGCGGGACCATAAAAGATAAAGTTTTGGATATCACCTTGATCAAGGTATTTTTGTATTGTGTCTTTTACATTTTCGTTACCAACATAGTATTTTAGTTCGGTAGGGCGAAAACGTTCTACATATAACGTATTTTCTTTCATAACCATATTATACAAAAAAAGCCTGCACTAGGCAAGCTTCTTTGTTTTATTTTATAATCCTGCTAATTTTTT